GAGTTGCAGTTTGATTTTTTGCTGGAGTTGCAGTTTGATTTTTTGCTGGAGTTGCAGTTTGATTTTTTGCTGGAGTTGCAGTTTGATTTTTATTTAAAATCTGAGCCATCTTATATTGATCACGCACTGCGTAAGCAACATTGGCCACACCCGGAAACATAGTTGTAGCAAACTTTCGTATTAATCCAGTACTTGTTGTTTTTCCAGTCTCTGGATCTCTTTGTGAAAATAATCCATTGTTTACAGCTCTACCTACAGCTGGTATTATTCCTGGTTTTGGAATAGGAATAATATTTGATTTGTTTTGAGAAGGAGTTTCAATACTACTGACATTTTTTTGAGAATTAGGTCTAAATGTCTTATCTAAAGATTTAACTAATTTGTCTATACTTGCGGTTAACTTTGCAAGTTTTGTTTCTAACTTATCAAAATTATTAGTTAATTTGTCATCTTTTGGTGTTGTTGAAATAGTTGATTCTGTAGAAGGACTTGCACTTGGCAAAGGAGTCTTATTTCCACTTCCCATGGCGCTTTCTAGTTTTGAAAGCAATGTTTGATAATTTGGTGAAGCCAATTCACCAGACTTTTTTTCTACCCAACCCTGTTCGGTTTTTGTATATTTTTTGCCTTCATAAGGAAGTTCTGACATTATTCAGCAGATCCTTTTATTTTTCCCCATTCACGAACCGCAAATGCTGCTGAAGCTGCAGTTATAAGGGCTGCTAAACCAGTTAAGTCAGGTGATTGTTTTATAATAAGCGGCAAAATTACACCATGAACCAAAACAGATCCAGCAATGCCAACGCAAGTAATAGGTCTCCACCACTTACGAATTAAGCATAAAGCTATGTCCATTGCTTTATTAATATATTGTAGCAGTGGCATAGCCCAATTCCTATTCTTGACTTAACCTATTATTTTCTTCCTCTATATAATTATGTAAGAGGCCTACATATATATCTCGTTCAAATGGCATCATATTTTCAATCTCAGTAATACTGTATTTATGGTATTGCATAAGATTAAAATTTAAGACATAATAATTCCCTAGATTGTTATGGCTTAACGCTATTGAAAAAAATCACTTATACCTTGCAGAGTAATAGTTTTCTCTGTCCCAGTTGAATCTGTGTAATGCAAATCGTGCTTTAATACTGGAGTAGTTTCAAAAAAATCACTAATCTTTTCAAATTGTTTTGTTGGAATACTCTCAATAAATTCTGTTATCTCTTCATCAGTATAATCTGATACATTCCAACTATTATCATTATCAAATATAGTGCTTATACACTTTTTAATAAGATTTAGAGTAGCTGCTGAATCACCTATATTATTCCCAATAGCTATAATTGTTTCTATTGTTGGATATTCCATTACAACACCAAGATCTTCAGTAAGCTGAATAGTCTTATTGTGATTTTCATCAAAGGTAATTTCAATTTTATCTAAATCTACTTCAAAATCATAGTTCTTTTCATCAGAATTGTCTCGGTATGTAAGTTGAATTTCATTACCTACAGATTTAGACCTTAACTTTAAGAAACAGTATTCTAAATCAAAAGAAGGCAAAAGACCGACATCTTTTGGGAGATTAAGCATACAGTTATTGACAACTTGTCGAATAGCCGTCAATCTATCAGTTAGTTCGTCTCCTTCTTGAGCAATCAATAGAAGCTTTTCTTCCTTTACAGTAAAAGGTCTAAACTTTATTGTTTCTTTAGTAGAAGGAAGCGTCAATTCAAAAATAGGATACTTAATTTTAGGCAATGATGACATATTATAACCTCATAATGTTATACAATAGATGTTGTTGGAAGTCTATTAGTTAATGCGGGCTGTGGATTTCCAATAGGACTTGGTTTTGAAGAAGGCTTAGATTCTGGAATTGCTGGTCTAAATTGTGAATAATATTTATATTTGAATTCAACATTTATACTTGCAGTATCATTCATTGCCGCCCAATTAAGAGACACTGGACCAATTCTTTCTGGAAAAACATCATAGAAGTTATACTCTATGATCACATCACCCTGTGGATTAAAATGTTTTAATGTTGCAGTAGGAGCTATATACTCGTTTCTGTATGGTACTCTAAGATTATATTGAGAATCTACTGCACCTACTGGAAATATTTTTTCTAGCCAATCTTTTATCATATTAAGATTACTAGCTTTTGCATCACTTAATAATGTTACACTAAGATCACTATATGTAACATTTATTGGAAAAAATTCTTTATAAGTAGTACCGCTTCTTCTAACTGAAGTAGTATCTAATGATACACCTGGTATATTTGCAGCAATAGTAGTAAATTTAATAATTTGATCTGCATTATATCCCTTTTCTTTTAAAAAACCAGGAAGAGCAATATCAAATTCAAAGTGTGAAGATCTTCCAAATCCGGCCGGATTGCGACTAATAAACTCGCTTACGTTAAAAGCCATTATAGTATAACCTTTCTACTATCTGCCCAAACTTGACTATTTGTAGCGCCCCTAAATTGTTCTGTTGGTAAAAATAAAGCAATATCCCATGTATCAGGATCAACATATACAAATTTTGATCTAAATTGAGAATACAAGTAACGCTTTAGGCATGGTTGGAAGTACTTAAACTGTGAAGCACTTCTTAAAAGTTGATAACTTAATTGAACTTTTGCTTTGTCAGTTAGTTTTGGGTCAGAATTTAGTGTATAAAGCGAATCCATAAGCATAGCTCGTAAATTTGGCTGTAAATAATGGAAATTTAACCCTAAAAAGCCATCATCAAGCAATCTTACTGGAAAAATCAATGGAAATGCGTCATAATAAGGCAAAGTTTCTTTATGTTTTGCATCATAAGCAAACATATACATACTTCCTGGCTGAACCGAGGATCTAATTTGGCTTTTTTCACGCAAAAGTCTATCTCTAGACACAGAAGTAAAGTTTTTAGCGGCAGTTCTATACCACTTTATAGCTTCATCTGTCTTTCCAGACATAAATCCGCGATTAGACCCTTTCTTTAGTATATCACTAAAGACGTATCTATTTGAAGATGTAGATAGATTAGCAATAGCCATTAAAAATTAAGTCCTAGATCTTTTTCTGTAACAATTATGAAGTCCCAGCCTTTATTTGCACAATATGCACGAGCATAGTCCCACTTAGTACTATTTATAACATAAGTTTTGACTTCAGTCAGATATCTATTTCTGTTCTTGTTCTGTTTTGGTTCTTGAGTTTCTTTAAGGGGCTTAATTTCTATAATCATCTCAGATATTGTGCCATCTGGATTTCTAGACTTTACATAAAAATCTGGAAAGTATCGATGAATTCTTCCATCTAGTGGTGATTTATAAGGAATTATGATTTCTTCTGATGCCCAACAGATAACTGAATCATTAAGATCCAATTTTGACATAAAAAATGATTCCCACCGACTCCTGTAAATAATGTTGGTAGGATCGCCTTTATATTTCTTTGGGTTCTTTGGTTTAAATGGACCTTTATAACTCATGATTTCTATATAAATATAATTGATGTTTTTATTTATATGGAAATCCAATGTCAAGAAACGACAATCCCGAAATAGTAGATTTGAGAAAAAACAAATCTCAAAATGGAATTTCGCATCTTTTATTCCCGGATGATAGTACTATAAACAATAATTATGTTATGATATCATTTTATAGATATGAGAGAACACATCCATTAGATCCTCCAACAGAAGCACCTATTGGTAGAAAAATTGCTCTTCCAATGCCTATATCTGGATTTGAAGATAATACTAATATAAAATATGATCAACAAGTGATGGGTGCTGCAATTGGCGGCGGAATATTGAGTGGCGCTAGTTCTGCTGGAGATAAACTTAAATATGGTGGTTCTGCATTGGCTAGAACTGCATTAGGTCTTGGTGCAGATTTGGCTGCGGGAATGGTCGGCTTACCAGCTAACGCAGGTAAGGCAGCTATAGAATTAACATCTGGAACTATAAACAATCCAAATATTACATTGACTTTTCAGGGAGTTAGTTTAAGAGAACATACTTTCACATGGAGATTGATTCCAAAAGACGGCACTGAGAGTCAAAGAATTAAAGATATTATCTGGGATCTTAAAATAAATGGTCTTCCACGTAAAACAGGATCCCAAAGTAATAAGTTTTCATTATCATATCCAAGCATAGCTAAAATTAAGTTTTTTCCTGATATTATAAAAATGAGTGATCTTGGATGTTTTATATCTGATATAAGTGTAAAATATGACAGTGATGGTCACCCATCATTTTTTACTGATAATACACCAGTAGTAACAGATCTAACTGTAAAGTTTGTAGAACGCTACATTGTAGATGCAACAGATTATGATAAAGTAGTAGTTGAAGATTTTGTTACTGGTAAAGATATAGTAGATGACGCTATTACAGCATATCAAAGAGGTGTTGAACAACAAACAAAGAATGCAGCATTTGGAGTTGCTCAGGCGGGTGCGGCATGACACAAACATATTTTAATGCATTCCAAAAAATAAATTATAATGGCTCAACTGCCGTAAATCTTACTTTGAGATCTAAGATTTTAGATAATATTAAGAACGATGCATCATTCTTTTATCCGTATACTATAAAAGATGGACAAACAGCAGATGGACTAGCTTATGATTATTATGGTGATTCAAATTATGTTTGGATTATATACTTAACTAATAATATCATAGATCCATATTATGAATGGCCTCTAAACACTATAGAATTTGAAAGCTTCATAATTCAAAAATACGGTAGTAGAGCAGAAGCTCTATCGGAAACCGTGTATTACAAGAAAAAGCCATTAGATTATTATGTTAATATTTACACAAATGAATATATCTTAGCAAGCGTATACAGCCCTGCTGTTAATGGATATCAATTTACTAAAGTTACTATAGATGAAGACATAAAGATTAATGCATATGGAACAATGGATCCAGCAATATGGTTAGCTATAGATGCATATCAATATGAAAGTGACTTAAATGAAAATAAAAGGTATATTAAAATTTTAGATAGATCGCTATTGTCTTCATTAGAAAAGCAACTGAAAGAAACTATGAATGGCTAGTAGCGGTTCAGAAGTTAATAACTATCGTGGTTATGGATCCTTATCATCTTTTTCCGTCATTTTAAAAAATGTAGATGGAAAGAGAACCTTTAATATTTCCAGTTTAGTAACAGATATTTCAATATATGAAGATATATTTGCCAAGACTCTTAGCGGAGTATTGACCATAAAAGATGGCATAAATCTTATGAATGGTTTTGGAGGAATGTCTAAAGATGAAAATAAAAGCTTTCCAATTGTCGGTGAAGAATTTATTGAAATTTCATATGGAGTAGGTGACGATCCTAAAATCTTTAGGAGATTTTCATTATATTCTATAAGTCAAATAGAAATTGATAGCAATCTTACAAGTAGAAGTTATAGTATTAAATTCTGTTCTGAAGAAGCATTAATCGATGCAGTAACTCTTGTTCAAAGAGGATTTTCAAATCAGCAAATTAGCACAATGGTTGAAACTATTGCTAAAGATTATCTTAAACTTGATCAAGAATTAGAAAACGGTAAAAAGAAAAAGAATCTACAAATACAACCAACAATGGGTCCTCAAAACATAGTTGTTCCTAGATTGACTCCATTAGAGACTATGGACTTCTTTGCAAAACGATCTATTGCAGCAGAAATTTTTACATCTGGAACATATCTATTCTTTGAAAATAAAGATGGATTTAACTTTTGCGATATTGAATACTTAATATATCAAGGCAAAAAGAGAGTTGAGCAAGACAAAAAGCGATACACTTATTATTATAATCAAGCCCAAATTCCAGTAACAGAAGCAAATGGGAAACACGATCCAACTGGAATATTTAAAACACTATTGAATATGGTTCAGCTTCATAAATTTAATACTCTAGAAAAATTACACCGTGGATATTTTGAAAGCGAAGCATTGATCTATGATTTTCTAAATGCTTCGGCTAGACCAGAACCATATGTGCATAAATTTTTGGATAATTATACTAATTTAAATACATTAGGCCAATCAGAAACTCTTACTCAAGGATCTTATCCTGAAAATAGTATAGACTTTATGAAGTCTGTAACTACAGAACCAAAAGATCCTCCTACAATTTTAGGTCTTTTTGGACTTCTTAAGGACAAAACGCCGCCACAAAGACATACAAAACTATTCTTTATACCAAAAGATACTTTGCAACCTGATACATTTTTAGAAAAGATCTATGCTTCTAGAGCTTCGTATATGACCCGATTTGTTCAGAACATGTTTAGATGCGATGTATATGGCGATACTACTATTGGCGCAGGAGATGTAATCATACTAAACTTGCCAGAAATATCTGGTGTTACAGCTTCTGTCAATGATAAAACTGGAAGAAAAACAGATAGATATCTATCTGGATATTTTATGGTAACTGCAATTCATCACAAACTTACTCCAGAAACATACATGTGTACATACGATATGTTTAAGAATGGATATTCTGAACCAGTTATATCTACTGATAATCCAGATATACCCAAACCAGCTGAAACTTCATATTTAAATAATGCAAAAGATATTGGGATGAAAAAATGAATAAAACAGAATTTATGGGAATGAACGGCTTTGTCTGGTTTTTTGGTAGAGTTGTAGACATTAACGATCCGGCAACTCTTGGGCGTGTCAGAGTAAGAGTTCACGGGATTCATCCTGAAGATACATCTTTAGTAAAAGATGAAGACTTGCCTTGGGCTGTACCAATTCAACCAGTAACCTCTGCTGGATTTGCTGGCATTGGATTTTCTCCTACTGGTCTTCTTGTTGGAAGCCAAGTCTTTGGATTCTTTGCAGATGGTGAAGATTGTCAAATACCATTTGTGTTAGGATCTATAGCTTTAGGTATAGGTCATATTGGTCTCACGGTGTCCGCTGCAGTAAAAAACGAGATAAACAAAGTACAAGAAACATTATTCCCGCCAAAAAGCCTAGGACAATTAGCAAAAGAATATCCAACAAAGGCTGGTGCTATTGGAAATAAGCTTATGCAAGATTTGGGTCTTACTAAGATTCAAGCTTCTGCAATTCTTGGAAATCTATATGTAGAATCCGGAGTTAAGCCTGATATTAGATTTGGTGGTGCAATAGGTCCAGCGCCTCAAGTTGGAACATCTACTTATGGATGGGCACAATGGCGTGGTCCTAGATTGACAAGTTTTATTAATCATGTCAAGCAAGTGTTTAATGTTGATATAACAACTACTGCAGCTACAGATGATCATAATTATTCTTATCTTCTAACAGAATTAAAGAGTTCAGAAAAAGCCGCCGTCACAGCTCTAAAAACAACCACAGATTTAAATCAGGCTACTACTATTTGGATGCAAAAATTTGAAAGAGCTGGCGCTGAAGGTACTAAATCTTTGCCTAAAAGAATAGCCGCGGCCCAAACTGCTCTTGAATCTTTATCTGGATCAGGTGTGCCTTTAAGATCTACTGGAAAAGAAACGGTTAAATCAGCATAATGAGTTTATCATCATTTCTTAAAAAAGTAACAGCATTTACTACTTCATTAGAAGCAAAGACTAGCGGTTTATTCTCTGAAATAGATGGCGCAATATCACTATTAGATAGCTTCAGTGCTCTTGGTAAATTATATACTGCTAATAGTGCATCGTCTATAACAACTACGGCATTAACATATGATGAAAAGGTAGAATTAGATACTGCACAAACTTTAGCTGCTACGCTTTTAAATCCTATTGAAGTGCCTTTAACTGCCAATTTAGCAACACCAGTAGCTACAATAACAGATCCAACTGCTGTAACTGATATTTCACCAACACAACCCGGGGCCGTGTATTCAAATCCTGTAGGAACTGAACCGCCTCTAGCTTTTAGAGGTGTTTATCCATATGTTCATACATATAAATCTATGTCTGGTCATATTAAGGAAGTAGATGATACTCCAGGACATGAAAGACTATTTGATTATCATAAATCTGGAACGTATCAAGAAATTGCTGAAGATGGTCGTAGAGTCGTTAAAGTCATTGGTGATAACTTTCAAATTGTAGTTCAAGATGATAATATCTATATTGAAGGTTCCCAAAACATATATGTCAAAGGAAACATGAGTATTACATGTCTTAATGACGTATCCCTAAATGTTGGTGGCAGAGTAGAAATGAATGTAAATGAAGACTTTAGATTGAAAGCTAAATCTATAAGTTTAGAAACTACTTCTGGTGATATAAATGTTTATTCTGCAAACAATCTTTATACAAGATCTGTTGCAAATACTAGTATGTATGCAGGCAAAAACATTGGTCAGGCTGCAGGTGCAAATGTAAGCATTAATTCTGGTTCTAGTCTTACTATAGCTTCTACTGTAAAATCTACTTTTAAATCAAGTGCTGTTGTTGCTATAGATGCTCCAGTAATAGCATCAAATATAAAGCAATCTGCAAATGTTGCATCATCCAATACAGTAGCAATTGCCAAAAAGACTGGGTTAGGAACAGCACCAACTAGAGAATCTACTACTGCACCATCTATAGTTGAGAGTATAGTTCAAGGATTAGATGATGATGCTGAATCAGTCAGTACTGCTATTAATGAAGCCGTTGCTGCTGGAAGAATTACACAAGAAGAAGCTGATGCTCTTAAGACAGCACCATCTGCCGCAGGCCCTGCTGATACGTCTCCATTCAAAAAAGTATCGCCACTCGGAAGTACAAATGGTATTGAAAATCTACCAGAAGTAAGCATTTCCGATAAATTACCATTATCTAAAAATTATAAGCTATCACATTTAACTGCACCAGGACCTGTATTTGATTATCCAATACGAGCTCAAGCAGGTAAGACTAAAGCTCAACTTGCTGCTAATTTAGCACTACTGGCGCAAAATGTGTTAGAACCAATTAGAAAAAAATATGGAAATATTCAAATCAATTCTGCGTTTAGACATGGATCTGGTAAAAGCCAGCATGACCGAGGCCAAGCTGTAGATATTACATATGGTATTAAGAGTACCGATCCTGCTACAATGCTAGAAATTGCTAAATGGATTCGTGACAACGTGGCTTTTGATCAACTTATACTTGAATATGGTACGTCACAAATTTGGACGCACGTATCATTTGATGGTAGTATAAAAGAACAACGCGGAGATGTTCGAACCTGTCCTAATCCTTCTGCAGCAACATACCCAGCTGGATTGCAGTTACTAAACTGGAAACCACGTTAACCCTTTGTGGCTGCACTAATTGCAGATTTTTGTTCTGCAGAAAGATTTGAAGAAGATCCAGCATCTGCTGCTTTCTGTACTGAGTTTTCAGTTTGACAACTAGAAATATCAGATAGTGTCTTTAGAAACTTCTGTATAGCACCAATTGATTTATTAACATTATCTACAGAAGTTGTAACTTCATTAAGAGTAGCAAGAAGTGGATCTGTTACAGCAGCAATTGCATTTTCTTGAATAGCATTAATATAAGCAATTTCTGCATTTAACTTTTGTTGTATATAAGTTCCAAGTTGATCTTCTGCTGTTGCTGCCATTCCTACAGCAACATCTGATAGGTAATCTCCTAGACCATCTACTAATGCAGCAGATTCTAAATGCTGTAGTTGTTTAAATTCCTTTACACCAGGCAAAGAATCTGCTAATTTGTTAAAGGCTTTTTTAGATGCAAACTGAGCTGCCATAATAGCACCTTGAGCAGCAGTCACTGGATTAGCTAAAAATGCTATGGCTTGAAGATACTGAGCAGCATGATGTGATCTAAGATCACTATCGACTCTATCTAATCGAGCATGTAAACTCTTAAGTTGGCTATTGGTGTCATTATCACAATTAGACATATATTATTCCTATGAATTAACTACATCTTGGAGCTTAGTCATAAACTCCTGGATCTTGGTCTTACGAGAAGGCCAATAGATATATTCCTTGGTATCAGCATCTTTCATGAGATTATTAAGAAGAGGCAATACCATCTTATACAGCTTTAGTACCTTGGTATTAGCTTCTGAAGATAGTTGTTGTTCTACCTGCTGTGCAACAACGTTCTCACGCGCCTTGAAATCAGATTCAGAGGCTGTGGTGAAACCAAAATCAAAATCAGTTTCAAAGTCTTCTACGTCATCTAGATTAATAGTTGGCATAAGGGCTCCTA